GATCAAAATGGTAATAAGAAGGCCGCTGCTTAACCCCTAAGCAGCTTAACTACGTGTCCACGATTTGCGGGCAACCCCATCGCCAAAGCAACCGGAACTGCAAGCAATGGTTTGCCAAACACCAACAACACCAACGTCAACGCCGCCCCGGCCGCCAAAGCCATCACCGGCAACGCCAACATCGCACCCACAAGAACCAAATCCTGCGTCGAAAGCTCCGAAATAGCCTTATTGACACCATCAAGAAACGCATCCCACGCCCCAGTAAGCTGTGGAATCACCTGCCCTAAATTCAGAGCATTCAACGCAGCAATCCAGCCCTGACCAATATCACTAGCCACCGCAGTAACCAACAAACCCACGTCATTGGCAAGAGCAGGCGGGTTCGACCAGTCCGTCAAAAACCTATTCGCAATATCGCCATACTGGGCCGGGTCCAGCGCACCAACAAAAGCATTCCACGCCTTCACCAAATTCGACGGATTGAAAACACCCCAATTATCCCGAACAATGTCAACAACCGTGCCCCACAACTTCTGCGCCGCCCGATAAAGATTACTACCCGCACGAGCAATATCAGACAAAATCTCACCAGAGGTCATCCGCTTAATGAAATCACCAGAAATATCATTCCACCGGCGCATCGCATCACGAATGAACTCATTAACGTCAGTAATATTCTGCCGGTTCAAAAAGCCACGCAGCGCATCACCAACCATCTTGCCCACATCACCAGACACCTGGCCCAGGCGCCCAGCCCACGCACGAATAGGACCAGCCCACTGCGCGAAACCAGCAGAGGACACCATATTCGCCAAAGCATCACCCAAAGCCGGAAAATCCACCGACGCAATCGCATTATCAATCAGATGGTCAACATCACCACGCATAATGGCATCGAGCCAATCCTGCCAATTCGCCCCCATCGTAGAGACAAAATCACCAATAGCCTTCTGCACATCACCATTGGACAAACCAGCAATAAGCCCACCAACACCAACACTCGACCACAGTGTGGCAATCTTCTTCAACGCATGCGCAATAGACTTACTCCGCCTGCGAACCCACGACATCGCATGGTCAAACGCAGCACGAAAATTATCCAAATTAGCGCCACTAATAAGGTCACGCGGAGCCCAATCCGCAATAATGCGCAGCAACTCCGAATCAGTCATATCCGCAACCGTGTGCTCCACACGATTAATCAACTGGTCCACCGCATCCAACAACGACCGCTCAGAAATACGCGAAATGATATCCAGAGCAGTAGACACATTCACCCGAATCGCACCAAGATTCGTCAACCGGCCATCGCCAGTAATATAGTCCACCCACTCGCGCACCTTGCCAGCAAACGCAAAATCCGGCCCCATATCCTCACGCGAAGAAGGCTCCTGCGGGCCCCTATCTACCAGGCGATACAAGCACACCCCATTAGAATCCGGCGTACACGACAGCGTCACCACACTGCCGGCCAACTCAGCCCGGTTAAACGCCTGCGAATCAATCGACGTGACCACCGCACGAGGCACAAACAACCGCACACGCTGCCCATCAGCCGCCAACAAATCAAAATTCAACGACCGATAAGGCAACGCCCCATCAAGACGCTCCTCAACCCTCACACGCGAAGAATCAAACAACTCCTTCACGCCACCATCAGGATGAGTAAGCCGCATCACCGCCGAATTACCCAACTCCATAAACGACACCGACAGGCTCACCCCATCTGGAGAGGAAACCGTACTCATCGACAGTCCAGACCACGACTTCGACTCCTCAGAATCCACCGACGTATCCACCGACACCCCATCAGCAGACACGTAACCAGCAGGAACCATACCCGCCCCCGGCAAACGACGCAGCGGCTCACTCGCCGACAACGGCACCGCAAAAGGACTCGACACCGCTTGCCCAATCCACGCACCACCACCAGCCGACACGTCCGGCACACCGTGAACAAGATTCCCCCGATTACGCATAAAACCCCCAAAATAGCGTCACAATACAACCCCAGTATAAAACACAGTATCGACCACCCCGAGCCCCGGCAGACGACCACCACACAAGAATAGGGGCCGAGGGAATACACCCTCAGCCCCTACTCGACTGAATCTGATTAAACAGTCAACGCACCCACAACCAGGTACGCGACCACAATCAACGCTACCGCATCACCGATAAGAACGCCCGGCTTCAACGCCAGCGGAGTCAGCACAGTCTTGAGAACACGCCAGTTAGCGAACAAACCAGCCGCCAAAGTCTCCACGCCACGCAGACCCAAGCCACGAACCGGCAGGTGACCCAGCTGCGGGATACGCGACAGCAAGAACACATTGAACAAGATACGACCAATGTTCAGCCCATTTACCAGCTTCAACAGGTTATTGCCACGAACCACAACACGAATCGGGGTAGACAGAACAAGGAAGTCCACCGCAGCACGAACAGCCTTCACCACAGCCTTGGTATTAAACGCCGTCAGCGAATTAATAAGCACCTCGTTAAAGACGTGCAGCAGCGCCTGACGCACCTCATGATGATTAAACATCTGCAGCGCAACAACAATAAACGGAAGCTTCTTCGCCGCCTTAAACTGCGCGATAACCGGAGCAGCCAAAAGACCCTTACCCGCGGTAAACAAGCCCTTGACCACAGCAGCCTTTAAGGCCACGCCCAAATCAACAATGCCCTTGACCGCCTCAGCGCCCTGGGCAACAACAGAGCCCGCAGCCAAAGCCACAGCCAGCAAAGGAGACAGCCCCTCAGCAGCCTTCACAGCCTTGCGCACAGCCTCATCAGCACCCAAGGAAGCCAGCTCGCCGATAAGCTTGCCGCCACGCTCAGTGACAGCGTCAAAGTGCTTCGCCAGCTCATCAAGCTCATCCTGTCGCAGCTCAGCCAAAGCCTCCAGAACATGGCCAGGCAGGACACCACCAGGTAGCTTCTTGACCACCTGTGCAATCGGGGCAGAAGCATTCAGCGTATCCAACGCTTCAGCAAAATCCCGAACAGTAGAACGAATATCAGAAAGGTCAGAAACCTTCTCCAGACCCAGATCCTTCAGCTGGCCCTCAAGCCCATCAACGAGCTCATCAGCCGCAGACTTGAAATCGGCAACCTTCTTCAGCGGGTCCGGCTCATGAATAGCGGTATCAATATTCGCCTTGAGAGTATCCAGGACTTCCTGGCCGCTTTCAGCCTCACCCACCAGGGTAGAAACAGCCTTTTCGACCTCGCCGCGAGTATCGTCACCCAGGTTCAGCAGTGCGCTAGAAGCCTGGGAGAGTGCGTCTGCCATTTCGTGCGGGATAACGCCGGCCGATTCGAGACGGTCCACGAGGTGAGTGGGGTTGAATTCGCCGAAGTTATCGCGGTCAGTGTACTTGTATTCCATTACTTTTCCTCCTTGTTGTCCTCGTTGAATGCGCGCAGAATGTCCACGAGGGCAGCACCGATTGGCTGGGCGGAGGAACCAATGCCGGTGACCAAGTCCGTGAGCTTCTTGCGGTCAGCCTCAGGGAGGGCATCAAACTTGCCGACCAGTTCTGGGAAGCCATCGCCCGGGGTGATGCCGTCGAAGAGCTTCTTTGCGTAGGAAGAACCAACGAACTCATCCACTGCGGAACCGACCTTGCCGGCGTGGTCTGCGAGTTCCTTTACACGGTCCGCGGCCTTGTCTGGGAGGGCTTCAGCATCGCCGAACTGCTCGGCAACGAGGTCATGCAGGCGAGTCTTGGCGTCTTCGATGCCCTTAATGGCAGAGGGGACGCCGGTGCCTGGGAATACCAGTGGGCCGCCGAGAATCTGCTTGAGGTCATCGGCGAGGGTCTTGGCGTCCTTGACGGTGCGGCCCAGCATGGAGACCTGCTGTGGGATGGACTCGGAAATCTTGTCGATGATGCCGTTGAAGTTGGAGAACATTCCGGTGAGAGAATCAGCGGTGTCCTTTTCCACGCCGCCCTGCTGCTGCAGGTCGCGGATGGAGTTAGTGATTTGAGAAAGCAGGCTATCCTTATCAGCCATGAAATTTACCCCCAAAAATAGTGTTTACAATTCCCCGAAAATGTTCGGTGTTTAGATGATGCCGCCGGTCAGGTCATCAATCGTTTGCCGCCCACCGGCACCGGTGAGCAGGTCAACAACGGCCTGAGCCCAACGATTATGACGATTCAGCGGAGTAAACGGCAATGCCTCCACGTCCTTAATCAACGTGGCCGCATCCTTACCCTCCACCAGGTCAGACAACAGCTGCAGCAAATCGTCGACACCGTTAAGCGGCGCAAGGTGCTTCGCGAGCTTGTCGATGAACTCAAGGTCCAACCCGCCCTTGCCGTCAATGAGCGAGTAGAACAACCCCGCAACCAAGTCCGGCGAGATAGGCAGATTATTCAGAGCATTGCGCACAATGTCTTCAATTTCTGCCAGGGATACAACCGGCAGCCCATCATCTGGGAAGCGGTCATCATCATCCTTTTTGACGTTGCGGCGGTCAATGTAGGTGTAGAGGTTGTTTCCCTTTTCATCCGGGAAGCACTCAATCGTGGCGTCGAAGCCTACGACCTCGCCTCGCGAGAACACCTGGTCGTCGAGCTCGGTGACGCGACCATTCGGGATGAACAAACGTCCCTTCAGGTCTTCGCCGCCGTGAATATCGAAGATGAATGAGCGGTAGGGCGTTTCCGTCGCATTGTCAATCATCTGGACTGCTCGTCCATCATGACGGGAACGGAAGTTGCCTTCGCCCATCACGGCGGTAGCAACGTGAGAATTGACAATCTCGTGGAACTTGCACTTGATTTGCACCGAGTGATTGGACTGCAACACTGCCATGGTGTCACCATTCCAGTCCACAACCTTTTCGGTATCACGGTCGACAGTCTTTGTTAGTCCGTCCTCGCTGATGTAGCCAGCTGGGCTGAACTTGTTGACTGCCGGCAGTGAAGCCACCCTGATAGAGGCAGAGTGTGGCGTCTGCAGCGGGTTGATGCCCGCCATGCCAATCCATGCGGCGCCGCCGCTTTTGACCTCGGGCGCGCCGACAACAATGTTTTGTCGCATACGTGACATGCGAATTCCCCCAAAAAAATTTACCCCGAGTAACCACCCCAAGCAGGGCAGTCACCACAAATTATACATGAAAAATACTTAACTTAACGCCGTCCACAAGGTGCCCGCGCCCTGCCAGCGAATAGCAGAAGGCCTATCCGGGTCGGGGAAAATATAAGGGTCGGTATCAGTATCCCAATCCAAAATATCCCCCTCAGCACGGTAGGAAACCTCCATGCCCTCCAGGCAGGCGGACAGAAGGTCCACGCAGTACTCATCATCGGTGCCGTAGGCCAAAAGCATGATGCGAGTACGGTCAGTCACCGGCGTTTCCCGGTCCGGGGCCGCCGCATCAACCTGAACCATGGGCCCGTCAAGCTCATCCGGGACCTTGGTCGCCACATACACCCCGTCGAACTCGGAACCTTTAAGCCACCGCTTCAGGCAAGAGACAACAATCGCAGAAGGATGCCGCATTAGCTATGCTCCCTTCTTCGGAGACTTCGACGCGACCGGGTAGGCGCCTACAGCCTTTTGCAACGCATTATGCTTCTTCTCATGCCCGTAGGCCTCCCAATCACCGGGCGTAGGCACAATCAACGCACGCCAGCGGCCACGGCCTTGCTCAGCAGGCTTCACGACATAATGGTCGCCAACCTTCGAACGGAACTCCTCGGCCTTGCCATCAACTAGATGCTTAGTCTCCGATGATTCCTTGAGCACACGATTAAAAAACTGGTGATTCATCTTGAGCTTAAAGCTGTCAGCCACGCTCAACCCCCTCAAAAATACGCAGCTTATACTCCGCCAAACCCGGGTCCCACCACGGCCCATGCGTGAAATCATGGCCACCATCGGCAACCACGAAATCAACACCGCCCAGATGGACTAAATCGCCAGCTAACACTTCACCAGGAAGAGTGAACAAGGAGCCAGCCCAATCCACACGCCGAACATCCTTATCGTCCGGGCCATGCTCGGCAGACTGGTCAATAGCCCAACCAGCAACCCGCACAACCTGAGGGCCACCCCATCTGGTGACCGGATTACCGAAAGAATCCTCCCCCGAATCCTCACGACGGCGAACCTGCACATCGTAGGGGAGTGGGTACCCCGACTTAGTAGAGTGAGACCGTGAACGCACCACGCCGACCACCCCCCAACCGAGCGCAGCATCCGCTTATCCTCAGCCGTCAAGAACACACCGCCAGCATTCGAATTCGACCCGAAATTCTGACTCGTCGAAAACGGGCCAGCAGTAAACGACTGAGACTCAGCACCCACAGGAGCCGACGACAAGCCACGAGAGACAGCGCGGGCAGCCACACGGGCACACACCACACGAACCGCCGCCGGAACTGACTCATCAAAATGCTTACCCAAATAAGCATCAATAGCGACCGTCGCCTCTTCCACCATCGCCACGATAAGGCTCTTATCGTCCTCATCCGGCTCAATAGTCAAACGGTCAGTAACGTCAAGAATCGTGCAGTACGTGTCCACGTGAACCCCCAAACTGGACTACTTAGCGCTACGGCCAGCCTTCTTCGCCGGACCAGGCTTCACCACGTGAGCAACCATGGCCATATTCGGATTCGTCAGAATCGGCTGCACAGCACAGTTAGCACGCACCCAATAGGCCATCGGATCGTTTTCACGCCAAGCACCGACCGCAATCTGACCAGCGCCAGACAGGTTATACTCCGGAGAATTCATCTCCACTGTCTGACCCCAGACCGTATAGCCCAGCAGGCCAGACTGAGTCTCCGGAGGCAGGAAGTACAGCGTATTCTCATCGAGAATGCGGCGAGCAGCCTTACCATCACGCACGGAACGAGAATACGACGTAATCCCCGGAAGCCCCTGGTCCTGCAGTACAGCATTAATAGCGCCAGACGATACACGCGCCAATTCGCCCGTAGTATTTGCCGCATCACGGAACTGCTTATTCGTCTGCAGCTTCTGGATGACCTTAGGCGAAGCAATAATCGTGCCGGGCTTAGTACCGTTGGCATCCTCGTAGGCCATAGCCCACGAGATGATGTCTTCCAGGGCGCCGGAATCCTGGTCATCCCAGTGCTTCTTCGGGGTGACCTCGAATTCCTCATCGCGGCCAATGCCGGCGTCGACGATGGCGCCGTTTTCCGAATAGCGGACACGGCCGGTGGTGAGGACGTCGCCGCGGGCTACCTCGACGCGGTTGGCGACTGCGCGGACGACCGTCTCGGTGGCCTTGGTCATGTCGTCTTCCTGGAAGCGGGAATCTCCCTGGTGGAAGCTGCGCAGCTGGTCCATCTCGTTGATGCGGACCTTCTGACCAATCAGAGGCATCTGCATCATGGCCTTCTGGCCGCCGCCCATGGAGCCAATCGGCGTCTCAGCGTCTGCAGAGCGCACCTCAGCCAGGCGTCCGGTGTCTTGCTCGGTCATCCAGCTGAAGAACACGTCGTTAATTAGCTGGTCTGGGAAGTAAGCAGACAGGGAGCCACCGGCGGCCTGCAGGTCGTTCAGGTAGTGGTTTGCGTAGATAGTCAGGTCCTCAGGTGAGAGGACCTCGTTCCAAATTTGCGTCGAACCCATGATTAATCCTCCCGTACGTCGCCGATGGCATCGAAGTTGGTGGAGCCATCCTCATTCCACAAAGAACCGTGCGGTTCGTGCACGAACGTGAATTCTGCGTGGTCGCATTCTGCGATGTTCACGCGGTTGTTGGAATCCGGAAGGCGGTCAATGCGAACACGGCCGTGCCAGACAATCGGCACAACCTCGCCTGGGTTATTGTCCTGGTCCGTTAGCAGGAACCCGTCCACGGACTGAGTCTTGGACGTGACTGGCACCCAGTAGTCGCCTTCGCGGTGCAAGGCGGTGCCAGAGGGTAGGACGGACGTGCGAATATGGGTAGTCTTTTCGCCCAGCGTGCCGGTTTCGGCGTTGTCTACTGCGTGGCGAGAGCCCAGCCACGACAGGTCGCTGGGAGAGTAACGGTCAAATTCTGGCCGAAAGTGCATAATATCCCCCGATGGTGTGATGAATGCGGACTACGCCCCCTGGCGCTTCTTACGCCTCTGCCACAGCTCCTCACCCCGAGAAATACCCTGATTCGGTGATTCCCAGGTAAGCCGCGACGATGCAGGGGCGGCGGGGGAGTGCTTGCCGATGAGGTCTTTAAGCGTGGATTCAAAATCGTCATCGTCAGCGTCGAGCTTATCAATGGCTGCGCAGAAGCTTTTCGAATCGAATAGTTGCTCTACGTCGCCGCCGAGCCCCGCGATGTGGATAATTAAATCCCGATTATGCTGAGCATCTTCAACCTGGCTATGGGCCGTCGAAAGCTCAGCCTGAAGGTCTTTAATCGTGGATTCGAGTTTCTCTTTGTCCGCGGTAAGCTGCTCAACGTCTGCTAGCGATTTTTCTGCCCGGTTTTCCCACGTGCGAGAGTGGGCCCGCATGTCCTCGTACTTTTTACGGTAGTCGGGTGGTGCGGTTTCGGTTTCTGCCTTTGCGGCGTTGGTTGCAGTATCCCCGCTGGTGGTTTCCTTTTCGGAATTGTCAGCGTTTGCGTCCTCGTGCGACACAGCGTCCCCCTAAATGTTCAGTTTGTGGACTACGGCCTCATTCATCCCTTCCGGATACAAACCGTAACCAACCCACAGAATAGCACACCTGTTCATTTCCTAAGGTCACCCACCTGACGCATCGCCCGCAGCAACACATCGGGGTCCGTGCTATCAACTTCTTCGAGGGCCTTGTTATAAATCTTTTGCGCTCTAATCGTCGATTCTGGAAGCTCAACGTGCCCGCGCTTACGGCAAATCACCAAGCACCGGCAATGGTCATGAAAATGCGCACCAGAATAACCACCACCAGCAGTAGAACGGGACGTGTAATCAAACCCACGCGAAGCCAAAAGGGTGCAAAAAGCACACGCCCCAGGGTGAGCAACACGAGCCCACGAACCTCCACCCTTCCACGCGGTATGCTCTGCATTCTTCCGCTGACGGGAATACAGCTCATCGGCGACGATAAACCTCATCGAATTTAACGCCCGGTTATAGCCCTGCTCCTCGAAAAACAGCGGTGCGAAATCATGCGCCATACGTGCCTCAACTTGTTGAGCATCCACCCGACGAGGCTTCCATTCCACCGGCCGCATCTCCATGTAGTCTTCTTGTTCTTCTAACCACGCCATCGTGGCATCAGAAACGGCTGTGCCGTAGGAGTCAATGGTTTCGCGCACCATTTGCCGAAGGAGCTCTTTTTGGCGGTAGGGGTCGGCGGTGATGTCCGGGATGATGAGGGCGCGTGAATTGAGGTCCGTAACGGCTTGGCGAGCGATGGAGTCAACGACGGGGGTGATTGAGTCCCAGGGGCGTTGTGGGTCTACCGCGGTCATTTAGCGGGCCTCCTTGGCGTCGTCGCTGGCGTTTTCACGCGGTGACGGTGCTACTTGGTCGGTGTTTTGAGGTGGGGTTTCGGTGTTTTTCTGGTCTTGTGGTGCCGAGGCTTGGAGTACCTGTGCTAGCTGGGAGAGGCGTTTGCTGCGGTTTTCTTGCTCGATTTGGAGCCGGTCGGCGGCTGAAAAGTGCAGGTTTTTCAGCAGTACCTCGGAATCGGGGGCGAGCACACCGGAAGTAAGTAGCTTTAATGCCCAGTCGGCGTCGGCGGCCTTGGATGCGGTAGCGGGGTCACGCCAATCTACTTCGAGTCCGTCGATGAGGCTTTCAACATCGACGTCGTTGTCGAAGTCGGAAATCTGCACGAGTACGCGAGCCATCTCCAGCAGGTCTGGGTTCATCAACTCGGTTTTAATCTCAGAGGCACGAATCAACTGCTCTTTCCACACACGAATCGAATCACCCGACGGTGGGTTCTCCGTCATAAACCCAAAGTACTGGGCAGGAATCTTCGATTCTGATGCAATGAGCTGAGAATAGGCGCGTACCTGCTCGATAAATGGGGTAGGAGGAGACGATGCGAATTGTCCGACGCTGGGCTGCTTGGGGTCGTCCTCATCGCCGTTGAGGACAAGCATTTTGCCGATGGAAGTTCGCCACCCCATTTCTACGCGGTCGAACTCCGTCATGCCTTCGGGGTCGTAACCGAAGTCTTCGGGTGAAGCACCGGTAGCCCATCGCTGTGGAGAAGCATAAAACTCGGAGTTGTACTCCATATTTTCTAGGGTGCGGGCAGCAGCATCGGTCAGGTACCGCACGGCCGGAGTAATTTCCGACTGCCCAGACCAATGCGACGTACGCAAGCGGTTACGCAGCCGGAACATCGGGAACCCGCCACCAGGTACAGAGTAGCGCTCGACCGAACACACCTTGCCAACATCGGTCGAGTCCTTAGAAATCACGATTACCTCGCCCTGCAGATACAACACTTCGCGGTATAGCCCCTCAGAATTCACCCCAGAGCGCCGGTAGCCAGCAACCGGACCATTCGTGGCATCATCCCACAGCAAAGAACCAGATAACGGCGACACTGACCGCAGACGGAATACACCGTGTGGGTCGGGCTCTACAGCTAGTAGGCCCAGACCGAAAATCAGCATGTCCAAAATAGCTTCAGAGACTCGAAGCGGAACATTAAACCGACGCGTAACTAGCCGCATCTCCTCGCCATAGTCCGGCGAGATGTACCCGTCCATGCGCAGCAAATCGCCGTAGGTATCCACCACTGTCGCCGGCCATCCGGAAACAACGCCGATATCCGACAATGAGTTCGGCACCGCAACGCCAATGCGCTGCACACGATGCGTCCCATCATAGTATGACGCCAGCTGCTTATTACCTTGCCGGTGCCCTGTGACCTCGGTAGTTAAGACCCCCAGTATGTCTTCTTCATTATGCGTTAGCCCCCGAATCATAAGATGAACGACCCCCTCTTTTTCTTCTTTTTCGTCACCCCGTGCGAGACAGCATCCAAATAGCACTTATAGGCCATGACGGCTGCATACGCTGCGTCAATTTTATCAGCAGACTCCGGCGACGACTTATAAAGCAAATACCCAGTACGTGTCTCCCTGCGCTTTGCGTTCAAAAGATGTGCGCGCAGGTAAGGTCCGCCGTCGTAAGTGATGTCGCGGTTGACTACTGCCTGCCTAAACTCGCTTAGCGATTGGTAGACGGCGGCGCTTTTGCCCCTCGGCCACGCCATCATCGGATGCGACGAGGTGGCCCGCACTTTGAGCTTCGGTGCGAATTCTGCTTCCCAGGCGGAGACATGCTCCGTCCAGCCGGACGGGTCGCAGTACATGCCCACGACACGGTAGCGAGTAAAGCAGTCACGCACGACGGCATCAACCTGGCGTGTGTCCGGTTCCCAGACCGGGTCGCGGGGCGTCTTTGACTGCCACACCGCAATCTCGAACAAATGTCCATCTGTCACCCGCATGCCAATCAACGCCGTCGCATCCGCGTTACCACGCACACGGCCCCTCGAGCCGTCAAACCCCAGCACCACCTTATCGCCTGGCTGGATAGCCTTATCCCTGTCCTCAATGGCATCAACCTCGAGGTGGGAGAGGAACGAGTCAGACGAGGAGACAATCTGATTGAGGTAGAACTGTCGTGCATCGGAAGGGTCAGTCGACGGGTCCCAAATCTCGGTAATGATGCGCTCAATATCCACCCAGCCACCATTGTCCCGGGCAGAATCACCATAGGCGTGCACCAGGCCGCGATAGAGCGAATCGTGGTCAGCTAAGTCCGTATCCTCTGGGGCTTCTCGGTGGTCTACAAGAATCGTGCTGCGCTTCAACCGGCCCTGATTCTCTAACTCCACTGCCTGAAACGTCTTCTCCGCCACCGAGCCAGAGCCAGGGCGGAAAGCATTCGGCGTCTCAATCGAATGCCCACCAACCTTACCAAGGTTACGACGCAAAGTATCCGCCAGCGCCACGCCACCATTAGACTTCGTCCACGCCTCCGTCTGGTCCAGCGCCGCCCACACCGGACGGCCACCTTCTTTCGACAGAGCACCAGAGGTGATGAACTCAATGCGGCCACGGGGCAACGCGATAAACGTCTCCATAGGGTCAATGTCATAGTTATCGACGACCGGCCCATCGCGCAGCATCTCCAACAGCGGCCCATACGCGTTCTTCGACTGGTCCTCATTCACGGCGGCGAACTGCACGCGAGGAGTGACAAACTCAGACCACGGCACACCGACCGGCTGCCCCGCGGCATCCCACCCGCCAAAACACACCGGCCCTAGCGCCTCGAGAGCACCAATAGCACCCATCAATGGTGACTTACCGGAACCTTTCGGGCGGGAGAAAATCCCACGTGTATATAGGCGCTGCCCGGTCTCTGGGTCGAGTCGGTAGTAGTGGATGAGGAAATTTGCTTGGTCAGGGGTGAGGATAAGCGGCTGGTATTCGGCCGTGTCTGGTTGGGCGAGGTTTTCTTCAATCCAGGCGAGGCATTCCCAGCCGAGTGAGGGGAATTCCCCGGGCTCTCGAGGCTTGAATGTCATCGGTTTAATCCACCGCCTTCAGGCTGCGGTAGCGGCCGCGTACGTCGGCTGCGGCACGAGAGGCGCGGCGCTTGTCCTCAGCTTCGTCTGCCGTCGCCATGGTGATGCGGTGGCGGGCGAGACTGTCAGGAGTGATGCCGTATTGGGCGAGCTGTAGGCGGCGTTCTGGGCCGAGTTTAGTGTCTCCGCGGTTGTAGGCGTCATCAAGAATCATGGTGCGCGCTAAATCAAGCCACTGGGTTTCCTGTAATCCCTGAGTCTTCAGCGGTGGGAATTCTGCGAGGGTGTCCCAAAATCGTAGGGTCTGGTTGGTCCAGGCTTCGTCTGTGGCCGGGTTGGTGGGGCCGTAGATGTCGGTGAGCTTGGGTTGCGGTACGAAGGTGACAACGATTTCGCGCTGTTCGATGTTTTGTTGATTCCTTCTCGCACGTGATTTTGGATTCTTCGGTGCGGGACCGCGTCCTGCCATTGCTTCCCCCAGATTTTTCGTGTGCTTTTAGCTGTCCAGTTCTATTATAGTGTGCTATGATGCTTGGTGGCAGCTGCCGTTCGGGGGAGATGGCTCCGGGTCGATATTTCGTCGGCTCGGAGTCATTTTTGTGTCTTGGGGAGGGTACTGGTTTGGGTGGTTTTAGCAGCGGATTTTGGGGTGGAAACGTGACGACATTTTGACGACAAGAACCGCTGGAAACCGCTGGAAACCGCTGGAAACGACTGGAAACGAAAAACTAAGAAACCCCCTCCCACCAGCATCTTTACTGGTAAGAGGGGGCTTAAAGATTGCTCCTCCAACTGGGCTCGAACCAGTGACCCTTCGATTAACAGTCGAATGCTCTGCCAACTGAGCTATGGAGGAATATCCATGTTGTACTTCGAACGTGCCGTTCTCCGTGCAACGAGAATTAACTATATAGGCTAACGCCGTTTTCACACAAATCGCCTGGTTAGCCGGAAAAATTTAGGGGCGTAGGACGTAGGGTGAGACGGGAAGCATCGGAAAGCGTAGGGCCTGTGTATTCCTGTGTGGGAAGCGCCGCCTGGAGCCTGGTCGAGGCTGGCCAATTTTCTCTTTTCCTGAACACCGTTCAATACGTCCGGTACCCTCAGATTATGACTTATTTCTCAGTGCGAATGCGGTCTGATTCCGCAGGCCAGCACATTTCGGGAGCAGAGCGAATCGTCAGGGAACACGAGGTTCCGGCGGTCTGTGCGGCGCTATCCGAGCGTGCTTTGGCGCACCCGAAGGGAATGGCGGAAAATACCTTCATCACCGTGGAGGCTTTGGCCGAGTCCGATATTCTGCACGTCCCTTCCGTAGGAGTAAAAGAAGAAGCGGTGCAATCGCCCTCGCAGGCTAGGGACGTCATCGAGGAACTATTGCGCTCAATGACCGCTCATTCCCAAGTAGTCATTGAAGAGACGTTTACCGCTAGGAATATGCGCGGTGCGATGCTCATTGCGGCCGATACTGGCACGCGCTGCGAGCCAGACGCACAGCGCGGCGTCCGTGTGAGCCACATGGACGCGCACAACGCTCAAGACGCGGAATTCAAAGGCAAGGACGCGGCCCGTGAAGCCATTGTTCTGGCGAGCAAGGTCGCCGCGCATCCTGACGTTCTAGCAGAAGTCTGTGTGTCTGATGATCCGGCCTATACCACCGGTTACGTCTGCATAGATGGCACGTACCACCGTCTTCCACACATTAAAGAGCCTGGGTCGGATGAGGGGGCGCGGGCATTCATTATCAAACCAGGTGCCGATATCGAAGCGTTGATTGATTATTTGGAAAGCCGCGCCGTACTCGTGGATTTTGGGGCAGAAAAGTGAACGAGAGCCTAGAACAAGTCGCATCTGCGCGCCTGGATAAGTGGAGAGAAGACGGCCTATGGCGCAGCCCTTCGGTCTTTGGAAGTGGGCAAGTCCCGGAAAGCTCCTTGCGGACGGCCACCGGGAAGACGGCCAAAGACGCGGTGCTCTTTAGCTCGTCGAATTACCTGGGCCTGGCAGAGCATCCGGAGATTAAAAACGCCGTAAAGGACAGCGTTGATCACTACGGCGCAGGCTCAGGCGGCTCGCGTTTGACCACCGGCACGTCTGAATTACACGTTGCGGTAGAAGCCGCTGCGGCCCAGCTGACTGGGTATCCAGACTCGGTATTCTTTGCCACCGGGTACCAAGCCAATCTATCGACGTTGCAGGCGTTGGCCTCGCCCGAGCTCACCATTGTTTCCGATGCGCGCAACCACGCCAGTATCATCGATGGCTGCCGGCTCGCAAAGGCGAGTGGCGCCTCCCTCGTCGTTACGGCGCACCGCGATACCCGCGCTGTAGAAAACGCTTTGGTCACCAGGACCACCAAGTATGCCTTGGTTATTACCGATGGCCTCTTTTCCATGGACGGGGTGCTTGCACCCTTGCCTGAGCTATCGCGGCTGGCACGCGAACACGGCGCTTGGCTTATGGTCGATGATGCCCATTCGTTTGGCACCGTCGGCAACCGCGGCCTTGGCCTCCCAGAATATTTCGGCGTCCAGCCCGATATTCAGCTTATTACCGCTAGCAAGGCGCTTGGCGCCGAAGGCGGCCTCGTGGCAACGAGCAAGCCGGTTGCCCAGCTATTGCGGCAACAAGCCCGGTCCTTCGTATTTTCTACCTCTCCCACGCCAGCAACATCGGCCGCCGTGCTCGCGGCGTTAAAGCTCATTGAGTCTGATCCCAGTCTGGTTAGCCAACTGCAAGGCAATATTGCTTATTGGCACAGCACACGCGGGACTACGCCACAGCAAGGGCCGATTATCCCCGTGCACGTGGGCGATGAGGCCGCCGCAATGGACGCTAGCGCTGCACTGCTTGACCATGGATTTATCGTCCCGGCAATCCGGTGGCCCACTGTTGCACGTGGCGCTGCGATACTCCGCGTTACCCTCATGGCAACCCATACGCGCGCACAAATCGATGCCCTCTGCACAGAACTTGAACAGCTGGGTTTATAAGCAAAACGCTCGGTGAGTGCGTTCAGAGAGTAGGCTCTCGTCGCATACACTGGCAGGCATTATGAGCAGCTTTATCATTGACTATTCGTGGCTCCACGAGCTGGTGCTGTACGGGCGTGACGCCGAGCTGTCCGCTGCAATTACCGGCAACTGGGACATTATTGAAGCTATCTGGGACTTGGAGGAAAAGCACGCTATAGAAGAGGACTCCAGTTTCTTTGGCGGCGAAAATTGGACCGCGCGCTTTGTGTCCGGCCTCGATGATGGCGGCCCCTTGGACGTGGGGCTATTGGACGAAGAAGATACTTCAGTGATGCTCGAGCTCTCCGTTACCGGCGACGATGAAGAGACAATGGAGCACGCGCTTATCGATGCCACCGAGACCATCACCTGGCATTTCTCCGACTGGGGCTTCGAAGACATAGAGTGGACTGCGATGCCTTGATAGGTGAGGCGAGCATGGCGGATTAAGGCGTTGCGAGTAACGACCACTGCGCCAGATGATTTCTGCAGCGATTTTTGTGCCACCGGACCACGACTAGGGGAAATCCGACGAATGTTGCTGTTGAAATCTGTCAGCCTAAACGGTTAAACAAGTGGTACGACGAGCCGTGACGCGCGACGCTATTTAGTACCGGTAGGGCGGTATCGAGTACCGACCGGTGCGGATATCGGGTACCGGGGGTAGTTTTTAGGCACTCTTTAG